ATATTATGACCGGAAACGAAGTATATTTCATAGACGCGGGCGTAACCGTAGCCGATAAACGGGAGCAACCGATTGTCGGAGGAACGGATGACAGGGCGGGATTCAAAGTAACAACGGCGCATCCGGACGACTTGAAACTGGCCGACGTTATCATTTTACACACAGGAATACCAGACGAATGGTTAAGCGGAATAAATACGCCTATCGTATGGATAATACACGCCCGACCGTTGGCGGCGTTCAGGCCGGATCAAAACAGAGGGTTGAAATCCTTTTTTTACGCATCGGTTATGAAGAACCCGCAGATTAAAAAAATAGTTTATTTTTGGCCCGAGTACAGACCGTTCTGGAAAATAGTAATGCCGGAAGAGAAGATGCACATATTTGACTTTCCAATGGTCGATCAGTTCCGGTTTAGGCCGGATGGCGAAAAACACCTTATCGAACAAGAGCATCTTGGGAAATATAACGGCCTGATTTGCGATAGCTGGCGGGAAGATGTCGACGTGTACGAAACCGTGTGCGGGGCAATCGAGGCGGCAAGGGATATCCCTGGCTTAAAGTGGCACCTTTACGCCTTTGAGAACCCGATACCGGAATGCTGGGCATATCTTATAGACGAATTAAAAAGACTTGGAGCCATGGGCGAATTATGCTCCAGAATGCCGGACATGGAAAAAGTCTATAGGAGTTTTGATTTTCTATTAACGCCCCATCGGATTGTTACCAGAGTAATCGGCGAGGCTCTTTCCTGCGGCTTGCCCGTTATTGCCGCGAACGACTGTAAGGTTGCGCAGGAAACGGCGGACATAAGCGATCCGTATTCGGTTGCCGATGCGGTGAAAAGAATGGTAAACAAACTAAGCGATTCTGCGGGGTCGGTAAGAGGGCAAGCCTTGTTTGAATCAAAAAAGTTTAACCTGGCCGCGTTTGGAGCGCAGATGAACGGCTTATACAAAGAAATAACGGGGTGATTGTATGTTTAAAATCGAATCCCGCGATTTAACAACAGCCGAAGCGAGGCTTCTATTCGATATTCGTGAACTATTAATTAAGCGTGACAAAAATCCGCTTGCTAAAAACACGGGAAAAAAGCCGACCGCTCCACAGCCATGTAAATATTGCGGCGGGGTGCATGAAAATAAAGGCGGTGTGTTAGCTTGCGCGAAAAAAAGCCGAAGAATGGCGCAAACAATGAGCGATAAAAAAGCGGGATAGTGATAGCTACACAATAAGCATGGTTTCCGGACCTGCTTCCTGCTTTTATTAACCGGATAACACTACGGAGGTGTTTGGTTTTGCCAAAAAGAAAAGATTGGACTGGGCAAAAGTATAATAGGCTAACTTTTATTCAAAAGACTCAAAAGAAAAAGCGCGAAAGCATTCTATGGTTATGTAAGTGCCAGTGCGGAAATTTTATTGAAGTTATTCCGAGCATGGTTTCTATCGGGAACACAAAAAGTTGTGGGTGCTTGAGAAAAGAATTAGCCAAAATAAACTTGGATGCAACCGCTCATGGAATGCAAAAAACAAGGCAATATGCAATATGGTGCGGAATTAAAAAGCGATGTTTAAACGAAGACAGCGACACTTATAATTATTACGGAGGAAGGGGAATAAAAATATGCGATAAATGGTTAACTTTCGAAGGATTCTGGGAAGATATGAAACAGAATTATTCTGATGACTTAACAATTGACAGAATAAATGTGGATGGCGATTATTGCAAAGAAAATTGTCGCTGGGCTACCCGTAGAGATCAAATGAATAACACAAGGCGCAATCTCGTGTATACCGTCGATGGAATTACCGCAACCTTAAAGCAACATTGCGAAAGGCTACAAGTAAAATATGGTTTAGTATATAACAGGATTAGAAGAAAAAATTGGGAGCCTGAAAAGGCGTTAAAAACACCTGTAAATAAAAAGTATTTAATAAAAACGAGTTAAACGCCTTTAGCGGCGTTTTTTACTTTAGAAAACACAAGAAAGAAGGCGTCACTAATGTTGTGGTATGAACCAAAAGATAAGACCTTGCATAGCGGGTCAACGTCCGCGATAGACGGACAGATATTTGATTTTGAGGGCAGATACGGCTCTTTGCGGCTGCAAGTAACAGGGATTACGTCGGCTACGATTACATTCGAACAGAGCAACGACGGCGGTACTGTTTGGGACACTATCATGGGAGCCAACGCCGAAACGGCGGCTACAGTTACCACGACAACCGCAGACGGAACGTTTTTATTCCCCATAGTGGGACTTAAAAAATTCAGAGCCAGAATTTCAGCCTACGCTACGGGAACAATTTATGTCTACGCAACGGCTGTCGCTGACTAGAAACAGCTAAAGAAGGGAGGCGACAATGTGTCAACAGTACAAAATATAATAGATTTCGCGGATAGAAAATATCCTAATTCTGAAACAGACGCAAATAAAGTGAGCGAATTAAACGACATTCATACGGAAATTTTTGTAAAAATAGCAAGGTTAAAAAACGAATATACATACAGCGAAGATACAACCGCGGCATCTCAATTGATTTATGAGTTGCCGACAGATTGCACGGTAGACAACATTATTGCGATAAGAGTATCTAAGTCAACGACCATAGTAACGCCTGAGATTGAATGGTCTACGGACGAATGGGATACGTTTGAATATGCAGGGCTAAACGATGATATTACAACCGGGTATTATTATGGCTTTAGCGCAGAAACAAATGTTGGTGAAGTAGTATGTGGGACATACTCATTGATTAAAGATGGTTTGCCGATTGCAACGAAAGGGCTTACCATCAGACTGTTTTATTATAAAAAACCTACTGCTTTATCAGAAGAAAGCATGTCTGACATTCCAGAACTTCACGAAGATTACCACAGTCTTTTAAAGTACGGGCTGATTCAGTCTTTGGCGAGTCAGGGGCATAACCCCGACGTGGAAATAGCGGATTACTGGCAAAAAAAATATGACGAGTTCATGGGCGATGTAATAAAAAATTTAAGCGACAGATACAGCAAAACTCCGACGCAAAGCAATCAGTGCGAAGAATATTGGTAAAAAGAGGGTGGTTATATGGCCTACTGGGGTTCGTCTTTGAAACATCAAATAAAGCCAGGGAAGCCCTTTGCAATAGGAGCAGGGGAAAATACATATTTAACCCCGTTTGAAATAAATAAAAGTGAATCGACGTATTCACGAAACGTATCAAGCCGGAGTTATCCGGCTTTAGCTGTACGCCCGGGAAGAGTTGCAGATCCGTACATTACCATAACGACGCCTAACGCATTCGGACAAAGAAACAATCAATATCCACACGTTCAGGACGGAACCGTATGGAAACATTGGAACGGTACAGCGTGGCAGAATGTACAAACGGGGCTGACGAGCGCCGCAGGAAAATTTATAGAGTTTAACACAGAACTGGCGAGATATACCGTTCTTGCGAACGGGACAGATAAATATTCATGGGACGGTGCGGCGGCAGTGGCTTCCATAGCCGACATGCCAGCCACCAACCTTATTACCGTGGACGATTACAGAATATATGCATTACTGGGAAGCGTTTTGCAATGCTCCGCCGCCGGAAGTATAACGGACTGGACGACGGCGGACGACGCGGACACTATCACGATTACGGGAATGATCGGCGCGGGTACAGCTATAGCGTCTTACAATGACACCGTAATATGCTGGAGCGAACAAGGTATGCACGTATTGTACGGAAACGACCCATACGATTTTCAACTGGCCGACCCGTTGGAGTACGGGTGCATATCAAACAGATCGGTTATTGAGCATAACGGTGTGCTTTACTTTTTGGATTATGGCAAATATATGAGATATATCGGCGGCAGACCAACCGAAATATCTCATAAAGTAAAAACATACTTAGACGCCATCCCGAACGCATACAAACATCTGAGCGTCGCGGGGAAACACGGCAGATATGTTTATCTGTCTATTCCTTACGGATCTTCAGCGACGAGCAATAACTTGACTTTAGAATACGATACCGAGTTTGATGCATGGTATGTTATCGATCAGGGCTATGTTAATTTTGTCAACATATCAGAAGTGCTGTACGGGGTAGTTTCATCGGGCCGTTTTTATACCATAAATTCCGGCACGGATAACGCGGGTACTGCAATTTCATGGTCATACATTACGGGCGTATGGAATCAGGGCGCGGTATCACAGAAAAAAGTACTTTCTGATTTATGGGCGCTTGTTGATCTGCCTGCGACAAGTACGCTGA